TTATTTTTTCACCAAAATATTTTATTATTGATGTTTTTGGGTCAAAGTTTAATTTATCTGTACTGCAAGAATACAAAAAAAGCAAATTAAAAATCGTCATTGTCTTGATTAAAATTGAAATCTTCATAAACATCTATTATATCTTCCTTCCACATATTCTTTCTACCTATGTCCAAATCCATTTCTTTTTTTAATTCCGCCCATTCTCTACGCTTATTTGAAATTTTAGCTTTATATACTTTACCAAAATTTTCAATTTCCATTTTGTTTTTCTGCTAATTGGTCACCTTTAAAAAGCATTTCTACATACATTGAATAATAATGAGCAGATGTTTTTTCATCTTTTTCATTTTGACTTTTTTTTAAATATTCTTCTGCTTTTTTATAATAATCGTTCATTTTTTAGAATATTTTCCATTTAGGATTTTTTTCTTATATGCTTCTTCTGTCATATTATTTTTTTTAGCTTGAAATTGTACATACTCGTGTACAAGTTTTGAAATCATAGAAGCGGGCGCTCTAAATTTGTGGTCGCATAGAGCTTTAAGAAGCATATAATCTTCTTTTCGCACAGCTACACTTTTCCATTTTGTTATGTCCATTATTGTACCTTAATTGATTATCCCATATTTATAAGATTTGTTTTACAAACTGTCAATCTAAAAAAATATGTTATAATTAAAAAAATGTTTAAATCTCTTATATTTATTTTTCATATTTGTATTTCAGATATTTCTTTACCTTTAGGATTTTACTGTATACAACTTATGGAAAGTCCATTAATTTTTTATAAAACAATGGAAGAATGTAATATTTATGCAAATGAAAAAGTCATTGAAATCAATGAGATGCTTAAAAAAGATAATAAAAAAGCCATTCATTTTAAATATGTATGTCTTGACACAAAACATTACGAAAATAGTTGATAAACCCTATCCTAATATGATAAGATAATCTTATGAAATCTTATCGTTTCATAATTCGGTATGGTGGCTTTAGAATAGACCACACCTTTAAATCCGAAAACGATGATGAGGCGAGAAAAGATATCATAAAAGAACTTCTTGATGGCCGTGGTTCGTGGTTCGAGGAACTTGGCACAACGCCCAGCAAGATGTTCATAACTTATGAGGAAGTAAATGTCGCTAAATAATGAAAGTACATTGTTAGCCAAAAAAATGAGTTTGGAATCACAATGGAATATGTCATTTTTAGAAAACGGTATAGAAACTTTTAACATGTATAAAATAGAACAAGAGTTAAAAGAAGTTAAAAGACAAATTAAAGAACTCAGTTTGTTAAAAGAAAAAATGAACTATACTGTAAGTGAAGAAGATAGATTAGAAGCTATCGGCGGTTAAGTTATAAAATTTTGAAACTTTTTTTATAAAGTTTTTAGCACATTCTATTGTTGTGCAATGGTCTCTTGCGTGCTGTAATACTACTTTTCTCATCATTGTCATTTCAGGTTCTTGTAAAATTTTATTGATATCTACCTTTTCAGTTAACACGTAATGATATTTTTTATAAGCACTAATTAATAATTCTTTAGGTAAATTCACACAGCAATTTTTTGGAAACTTTTCTATATTTGGAATAAGTGGAATACAACCTTGCGACATCATTTCATAAAATCTATAACTATCCCATTGTGGTTTTGTACCTCGTGGATAATGCGTTAATGCACCATACGCTAGACCAAATATAGAGTTTGCGTACATATCCAAATATTCAACATCATTGTTATAAATGTACGTTTTTTCGTCATAGGGTATTAATGGTGCAAGTGTATGTTTGGGATTTTCATTAATAGTTTCTCTACAACGTTCTAACGGAACTGATAATGGAAATGGAAAAAGATTTTTTATTTCTTGACTATCAAATACTAATTCACGTTTAAAATATATCCACCTATTAAACAATCTGGCATCTACCATAGCATCGTCTTCACCATCTACAAATGCAATAGGGGTTTTAATATTATTTAAAAGAGAATAACTATTTGGAAATTTTCTTCTGATAGAGGCAAATACAATTAAGTCATAAAAATTGTTAGTGGATTTTTCTAAACAATTTTCTCTATCTGTATTACTAAATCCTATAAGTTGATGATAAAGTGTAAATCCTTTGCCGTGTAACATTGGTTCAGGATTTAATTTTGGGGCATCTTTAAACATAAAGTTTAAAGGATCCGAATCTACAACATTGTTCCCATATAGTTTATATAAACCATGAAAAAGACAATCTTGCGCATAATCATTACTTTTATTAAGTCCTAACAATAGTATTTTCACTAACACCCTCTTGTAAAATTTTCATATTCTTTTCGGTATATTTGATTAAATCATCTTCAAATAAAAAACTCCAATCAGGTACTTTCTTATTAGTTAAATGCATGTTCCAAACCTTTTGCCCAACTTTAGTTAAAAAAACTGCTTCACTATCATTGTAAGTTTTATAAAATAAACTTCCTGCAATCTTTGCTTTTGTTAAAATATGAAACCTATGATTACCACTCATTATTTCATTTTTATCATTAATAATAATAGGATTTAACAAACCATTTTTTTCCATGTCATTACGTACAGTAACTTTAAAATCGTGATGTGGTATATGATTTGTATTTATTTCATTGAAATATTTTAAAACTAGCCTGTGTGGAAAAATTTGATATAACGGATGTGCAATGACCCGTGAAGCGTGATCCGTTGTTTTAAGTAGCTTGTCCAAAATCATCACCTATTTTTATATCAACAACACTAGGTACTTTAAACTCCATACATTGTTCCATAATCGTTGCAATAGATTTAGCTTCTTTTTCATCTTTTACATTGAAACATAATTCATCATGAATTTGTAAAATAGGCAAAAACCCAGCTTCATGGCAACTAACAATTGCTTGTTTCGTTTGATCGGCTGCGCTACCTTGAATTAATCTATTAAGTGCTTTGTAAGTCATAGCACGTTTAATATTGTCTTTGCCATATTTAGCAACTGCGTTTTCAAAAGTTTCAGGTGTATGAAGACCCCAATCTTTTGTTTCCCATAAATCAAATCTACATTTACGACCTTTTTTAGTTCGTATTGCACCTTCATCATTTGCTTTTTTCATACATCTATCAGATAATAGTTTTACAAATGGAACCTTTCTATTATATTTTGCTATTAACAATTCTGCTTCTTCTTTTGATAGTCCTAGAGAATTAGCAAGTTTGTTTTTACCCATTCCATACATTAATCCTAAACCAATAGTTTTAGCTTGAGACCTATCTATGCCAACTAAATCTGCGATAGTTTGGTGAAAATCAGCATCAGCATTTGCATAGGCTTTAACTAATTCTTGTGATCCCTCATAACCATCGCCAATAGATGAGGCGTAATGTACAACCATTCTTGGTTCTTGTTGTGAATAATCAAATGAACCCCACTTATGATCTTCTTCTGGTAAAAATAAACCTCTAATTTTTGCACTATATTCTTTATTTCGTGCTGGTAGTTGTTGTAAATTTGGGTTTGACATAGATAATCTACCAGAAACTGTACCGCCTTGATCAGAACGTAATTGATTTATTTCTGCATGGATACGACCCTTATGCTGATATTTCATTACAGAAGATAAAAATGTTCCACGAAATTTATTAATTTCTCTTGCTTGTACAATTAGTTTAGATATTTTATGTGGTGAGTTATGTAACCAATTCTGTGTAAATGATGGTTCGCCAGTTTTTTCGGTTTTGGGGTAGGCTATTCCGAGTTTGTCGAAAGCGCCCGCAATTTGTCTTGCAGCCCAAATGTCTATTTCTTTTCCTGTTAATTTTTTTATTTCTAAAAGTATTTGCTTTTCTTGTACCCCAAATTCTACTTGCAATTTTTCTGCTTTGGATACATCAACCCGAACACCCCTCTGGCGCATCTTCAAAAGAATTGGAAGAAGACTAGACTCTAGTTCCCAAATGGTTTGTAAACTTTGATTTTGTATTTCATGTTTAAATCGTTGCCACAATAGGTACGTGAGCCGTGCGTCTTGCTCTGCGTAAAAGCCTACGTGTTCGGCAGGAAGTTTCCACATTTCCATTTTAGGATCAACGCCATGGTCTTTTGCTGCTTCAATCAAATCAGTTTCAGCTTTTAATTCGCCTAAATAGTCTCTACCTAAATTATTTAACGAGTATGAATATCTATTTTCATTTATAATTCCAGCTGCAATCATTGTATCAACGATTTCTCCATTTACTTTTATACCCATTGCATACAACCAGCCTAAATCATATTGCGCATTATGAAATATTTTTCGATTAGGTAATGCACATATTGTTTGCATATATTGAATAACGTGTTCAGGTATCATATTACCACCGCCATAATGAGCAAATGGGAAATAACCTTGCCATCCTTCAACAGCTACAGCAAATCCGATAACTTCTCCTTGTTTTGTAGCCCAACCAGCACCTAAACCATTATTTAATCCTTCATCTCTTGTTTCTAAATCTATGGCTACTTCAGGATAGGATGATAAATCTCTATATTCATTTGGACACGACCACATACTTTTTTTAAACGTCATTGATAATTGTAAACTTGTCATGAATAATCCCTTTCTATAATCATTTCTATATAATGTATTGCTTTAAGTAAGTCTTGTTTTTTTCCTTTGTCTTGATGACGACAGATATATTTAATTGCATTGCCTTCTGCAAATAAAATTTTATTGTCATTAATAAACTTCGATGGTTGAATGAGATATTTTTTATAATGGTCTCCACCTATTTGTTTAAAAAATGTTTTATTGGTCATTTTTTTCTTGTAAATAAACTAAATAATCCCTTCCTATTGGGTAGTTGTATTTATACTCTGTAGATAATAAATGCAACGTCTTTTTAGCTCTGGTTATACCTGTATAATACACTTTAAGTTCATCAACACGCTCTTTTTTATTCTTTCTATTAAAATCTGAAGCATAGTCATTTTTTGATGAGACAATGACATGATCGGCTTCTCCTCCTTTTACAGAATGAATAGTGTCAATTATAATTTGTGGAGGTTTATCTAATTGTTCTTGCCCGTAACGTTTTAATAGTCTTATAAAGTTAATTTTTTGTCTTGGTTGAAAGTTCCTTCTTAAAATCCACCACCATTCTTTTGATTTTTGTTCTTCAGATATTCTTAAACCACACCATTCAGTAAGTTTTTTGTAATCGTATTGATTATAATCAGGTTCATTTATCCAAAATTTTTCAGTTCTATAATTTAAAGATTCAATATCTCTTATATATCTGTATAGATTTTCTGCCATTTTTTTATCTATACTTTTATTGTTTGCAATACGAGTCCATGATTTAATAGCTAACCATTGTCGTTGGTCAAAAGATTTATTTCCCTTGTTATCTGAAAAATATAAACCTGCTTCTTTAGCAGCCATACGAAGTTCATTTACAACTTTACTAACTCTGCCTAATATATACCAAGTCCCTTCAAATTGATTAAAAGGTATTTCTTTAAAATTTAAATAACGTTTAACGAGACCACCTTTACTTAATGTATCAAAATCTTTTTCAACACTATCTAATATACCCCGTCTAACTATTTGCGAAAAATGATGAATGGCATCACCAAATCGTCTCGTTTTACGAAGTACAACTTTTCTGCCTGGAAAATATGTAGTAAAGTATTTTGGATCTGAGCCATTCCACTTATAAATAGCTTGGTCATCATCTCCTGCTAAATAAATTCGTTTAACATTATCAGCCATCTTAAAAATAACTGACCATTGTAAAGGCGTAAAATCTTGAGCTTCATCTAATATTAAAATATCTAAGGGAGGAAAATTTACTTCATTAATAGAACGTTCAATCATATCCGTAAAATCTATAAAAGATTTTTCTCCACCACCGTTTTTATAATGTTCGTATGTTGAAACTTTTCTTGTAAATATATCTATAGAATCTTTTTTATAACTTTCTGCTTTATAAACTTCTAATGGATGTTTCATCATATTTCTTGCTTTATCGTAAATACCTAATGACCAATCTTTGTATACAAAATCATCATCGTTTAATCTGTTATCAGTATGCTTGATAAATTTTTCTTGAAGAGCAAAATCTATTAAACAATTTTTAGTATCAAAAACTTCTTCTTCAAAATATCGTCTACAATATTTATGTAATGTTCTAAATCTTGAAAAATCTTTTTCTGTATATTGTGGAAAAGTCATTAAAGCTCTGTCTCTTGCTGTGTTAACCGCTTTATTGGTAAAGGAAATAAATGCAATCATGTTTGGTTTAATACCTTTAGCTAAATGTTTTTTTAAAACTCTTTCTATTAGAGTGTGTGTTTTTCCAGTCCCAGGCGGACCAAAAATTTTAATTGTTCGTTTATGTATTTTTTTTAGTTTCTGGATTTCTAAATTTTCCAACATGATATTGCTCGTCCATTTCGCTAACAGATTTAGGATTAGGTTTTTTAATTTCTAATGAGTCAAACATAAATTCAGGTAATTCAACTGACCAGATATTTTTCTGTCCTTCAATATAACCGTGTCTTACACAATTTAATAATTTCATAGCTTCTTTAGATGATTGAAAAACTTTTGATTTCTTTTCTTTTAACCAATTTTCCATCGTAATTCTTTTAAAATATATAATTTTTTTCTTTGAATCTAATACTACATAACCATCTTTTAATTTAGTAAAATCATCTTGCTCTAATTTATCTTCAAAAAAATCTTTTAATGTTTTGTATCGCTCATCAGCTAGTGTTTCTTCAAATTCAAAATTTACATTACTAGAAGCTCTTGAGACTAATTCTTTCATTAACAAATCGTACAAAGGTGGCCCCTTTCGAACCTTTGGTAACCTCATCCAAAAAATTCCATATTTCATTAGTTTGGCACGAAACGCTAATTCTGTAATCATATCTTCGGGGAATATTTCTATTTCTTTATTTTGATAAGTAAATTCATAACTGACTGTTTTTAAATCTTTAACATATGAGATGTTGGTAAACTGATCTATGATTGCTGGTGTTTCTGGGCCAATACCTAGCTTTCTTTCTCTACACAATTCTTTATTACAAAGTGGAGTAAGGTCAGCATGTTTTGGTGGACATCTATAAAAGTATTCTCCTTTTTTTACAGATTGTGCGGTATTAGTTACTTCTTTAAGTGTAAGAGGTTTTAAAAATATTTCTTGGTTTCTTTTAATTGCAATATTAATTAATTCTTCTACGGTTATGTTTTCATTTTTTTAGTTTCTAAAACAAGAACATTAAATAAATAATTATTTCTAAAGTCTCCTGCCCAACGCTCTTGAATTAATTTTTGTACACATGGTGGGTACTGAGACCACTGGTCTTCAGGTTCATAAGCAATTTTAGAAGTTTTGTAATCTGTTAAAGAAATTTTTCTTTGTTCTGCTAAATCTAAAAACCCTTTAAGTGTTAAACCAACCCCAGTATTACCAATTGCATATTCTGTTGTTTGTTCTGCATTGAAATAAGGAAAACCTACTGCTTTATTACATGGAAAAACTTCTTTTGATAAAAAATATAAATCATTCCATTCATGTAAAATTTTTAATACATCTTTAACATTCGTCCATTCTTTTAAAAATAAAAATAAATGTAAACCTCCTGATTTCGACACTACTGGAACAAGAGGCAGTTTTGCTTTTACTATGTTATCTATATATTTTTTTGATGAATAGTTTTCGTAATTAGTTGGGTCAATATCAATACAAGCCCATTTGCAAATATCTTCTTTTTCAGGTTTTAAACCTATTATCCTTTTACCTTCAATATGTTCCTTACATAGTTCAGGTGTTAAAGATTTATGAATAGTTAGATAATTTGCCTTTCTTTTACCCCTCTCATCCTTGTCACCATTTAAGGTGACTTGGATGTATGAGGTATCATTACCAGCAAATAACTCAAATAGTTGCTGATACATTATTAGAATGGAACTGTTTCGTTTCCTACTTGTTTTGTTTCTTCTTCTCTACTGTAATCAATTTTACCAAAGATATCAGATTTAATAGCACTCTCATAAAATGCTTTTGTAGATTCTAATGTCTTTGTAAATTTAGGGTCATTTAAGAATTTGTCGAATTCAATAACCCATCCAAACCAAGTATTCCCTGCGTTGGATTCTTTTGTAGTAGTTAATTTGTATGATGTAGCCCATGATGGTGGACAATACATACCTTTAACTCCTTTTAATCTTCTACTTTGAATCATAGAGTTCCAAGTTTTAGATTTCTTCTTTTGAGTAGATTTCATAGCAATCAAAGCAGTTTCAACTGGATTATAATCTTTGTCTAAAATATAAACAAAATGATTTCCAGTATCTTCAACATAATTGCCGTTGCTTAATCTATCTTTGTTATCTTCTCCCCTTTTAGTGTCTCTCAAAACTGCAGGATCTAAATGAATAGCGATTGGACGACCTTTGCTTTCTCCTCTATCTTTCCATTCATTAAATGTATTTATATAAAGACATGGAACAACAATTATTCCATCTTTACCTTTATACAAGCTTCCTGTTGTTTCGTTAAAGATATCGCCTTGTTTAGCATTTGCGATAAATTTTCCACTACTTTCATCTAATACTTCTGAACTTGAATAAAGTATTTTTAAGATAGGTAGTTTCGTGTCACGTGCTGTGACATACTCTGAACCTTGCCCAGCTGCTGCTTCTAAATCAACAAGAACAGGTGCAGGCGCTTGTTTTTTTACACTTACATTAGCTGTCGTGTTTTTTACTTGAGTTTGACTCATACTTTCTCCTTAGTTGTTATTTTTGTTTTGTTCGCAACGTAAACTCCAAATAAGTCTACAGGAACATGTTTTCCATCAACAATTTGTTCTTTAACAAACGCTCGTAATGTTTGCCAATCAACTTTTTGTTGTTGGTTTACGTTTAACCCTTGACGTTTTAAGTTTGCAACTAAAGTTGCAGCAACATTATCTTCATTCCTACCAAAGGTTAAAGATACATTGTTCTTAATTAAATCCCCGTGACCATTTTCTCGAAGCCATTTATATGCTTCTTCAATATGTGCCTCAGGAATTTTTGCGGCATAAAAAGGTTTAACTTCAACTGATGAACCATCAGCAAGTTTTAACATAGATATGCCCGCTTGTTGCATTAAGTTTGGAATTGTTTGCTCAGAAAGTAAAGTTTCAGCTTCTTTAAGTTTTTTCAATTGATCTTCAGTCGCTTTTATTTCATTCTGAGTCTCCAATAGCTTATTGCAAGATTTAGCAATATCAACCGACATTGCTGTATCAACGCGTAACGTTGATTCTGCTTCTAAGTCCATGTGACCCTCCTTAAATACATTTGTAAATTATTTATTTGACTAATGCAAGAAGAATGTTTAAAGATTTTTTAGAGAATGGAACAATTTAAATATAAGACAAAACCCTTTGAACATCAAAGGGAAGCATTACGTAAGGGTGCAAATTTAAAATCATTCGCATATTTTATGGAAATGGGTACTGGTAAAACTAAGGTAGCCATTGATAATGCTGCATATTTATATAGTTTAAATTTAATAAATACTGTATTAGTTATAGCCCCTAATAGTGTTTATCGAAACTGGATTAAAGAAATTGAAACACATTGTTCAGTAAATTATAATATTTCTGCCCATAAAGATGATAGTAAGTTTGATTATCGTCCTGATAAATTAAATTTTTTTCTTATGAATGTGGAAGCATTAAGTCATAAAAGTGGCGTAGATGTGGCAAGTGATATTATCAATCCACTTTATAATAAATTAATGATGATTGTAGACGAGTCGACTACAATTAAAAATAGATCAGCTAAAAGAACAAAAAACATTATTACACTAGGTAAAAAAGTGTCATATAAAAGAATATTGACTGGCTCCCCAGTTACTAAATCCCCACTTGATTTATACAGTCAATGTAATTTCTTAGACATAAAACTATTAGGCTTTGATTCTTTTTATACTTTTAGAGCAAGATATGCAGTTATGAAGCAAATTGAAATGGCAGGAAGGTCAGTATTGTTGCCACAATATTATACAAACCTCGATGAGTTAGAACAAAAATTAAAAACTTTCTCCTATAGAGTCAGGAAAGCTGACTGTTTAGATTTACCAGAAAAAGTATTTCAAAGAAGAACTATACAATTATATGATGAACAAAGACAAATTTATGAGAAACTTAGAAGACAAGCATTTGTTATATTAAGTGATTCACAAGTTAGTTTTGCAAATAAACTAACAGAGATATTACGTTTACATCAAGTATGTAATGGTTTTGTTGGCACAGATGATGGTTCTATAAACACATTTGAAAAATGCAACAAATTAAAAGAACTGATAAACATTGTTGAAGAGGGAGAAGGAAAATTTATTATATGGGCAAACTATGTTTATAATATAGAGACAATTATTAAATTACTTTCTAAAACTTATGGAAGAGAAAGTGTAGTAAGCATTTATGGTGAGATTAATACAAAAGACAGAGAGATTGCAGTACAGCGATTTCAAGAAGATCCTAATTGTAGATTTTTTGTAGGTAATCCTAGTACTGGTGGTTATGGATTAACTTTAACAGCTGCCTCGTATGTAGTTTATTTTAGCAACAGTTATAATTTAGAGGTGCGCCAACAATCTGAAGATAGAGCACATAGAATAGGTCAAAAGAAAAATGTTGTTTACATTGATATTGTGGCTGAGAAAACTATTGATGATTTAATAATATCTGCTTTAAAAAAGAAAATAAAACTTTCTGCTGAAACTTTAGGGGAGGAAGTTGTTAAGTGGCTTTAGTGTAGGCCGCACGAGGCGGCCTAACATATTTATTTGATATCTATTTTTACACCTTCAATATCTTTCGGTTCATTTAAACCAAATCTAATTGTAAGTATTCCATCTTTCATTTCTGCTTCATCTATTACAGCATCCATTGGAAATGAAAATTGTCTATAGAATTTTCGTAAAGCCAAACCTCTTAAAACATATTCAATGTTTTTTTTGTCTTTGACTTCACCTTGTACTGTTAGAATACCATCTTTCAGTTCTACAATAATATTTTCTTTATTGTATCCTGCAAGACCTAGTTCTAAACCGTACTTACCTTTTGCATATTTTACCACATTGTAAAAAGGAAAAGTTTTTACTTTTGACCAATTATCTAAAAAACCATCAAATATGTCATCA